AAAAGAAATTAAAGATCCTGTTAGAAAACAAATTGGTTACAACAGTTTAGTTGGTCAAGCTTCTACGTATGCTGCAATACCAGTTATAGCAACAGAAGCATTTAGAACTTTATATGGTATTACTAGAGAGCAAGTTAGTGCTCTTAGAGAAGTGTTACCTACATGGTCAGAAGACAACACTATTTTACCTGTATACGAAGACGGTAAATATAAATATATAGATTTTAGTCACGGCTTTTTCTATGACACAATGATTGAACCAGTGCAAACTACTTTGACTGCAGTGCAAAGAAATCCAAATCAACCTTTAATACCACAACTTTTAGATGGTTTTGTGAAATCTACAGGCAAAGTCTTTCAGCCTTTCATTCAAGAATCAATATGGATAGGTGTTGTATTAGACATATTTGCTAGAAAAGGAAGAACAAAAGAGGGTAGACAAATTTGGAATGAAAGAGATAAAGAAGGTGACAAACTTTCAGCAGCAATAGAGTATGCAGCTAAAGAACTATCACCAGGATCTAGAGAACAGTTAATAAGATTATACAAAGCTTTAACAGATCAAACTGTAAAAGGCACAAAATATGAAATACCTGATGAACTCATGGGACTATTCGGATTTAGAAAAGTTCCAGTTAATCTTGAAAAAACTCTTAACTTTAGAATACAAGAATTTAACAGAAAAACTAGGGCTGAAAGAAATTTAATTTATGCTGACACAAGATCAGGAGATCCTGTTAAAGACGTAAATATAATTATTAAACAATTTGTTAAAGCAAACGAACAAAGATATGAAACGTACAGTAAAATGAGAAGATTGTACGATGCTGTAAAAGTTTTAGGTATGAGAGATAAAAAAATAGCAGAAGAATTTAATGATAGAAATGCTATGAGACTTTATGGATTTGTAGAAAACAATAGATTTGATCCATTTAGTATTAGTACGGATGTCATAGCAGCGTATGCAAAAGAATCAGAAGAGAGAAACATACCTAATCCGTTAAATAGACAAGTATTAAAAAAATTAGAAAAAATAAGTAAAGATATGTCTAAATTAAAATTGAACCAAGAATTTAACATTAATGTAGAGAAATATTTACTACCAGAACCAGATACTAGCATGGTGCCACCATTACCAGAGCAACCTATGCCAAATGCAGCGATAGTACAGAGTCCACCACCTGTAACTGAAACTGGGTTGACTATGACAGAACAAGCGTTATTATCCGAAGAGGAGAAGATGATGAAACTAAGAGATAGAGGTATGGTTTAATGGCAATTAGGACACCTTTAGGGGGAACAGGAGGAATAAGTGATGCAACTATTAATACAATGTTGCAGAGTAATGATCCAGATTTAATTAATAAGGCTAATGAGTATATAGCCCAAAGAGAAAAAGAAATTAAAGAACGTGAAGCAGATAAAGGTATTTTAGGTATTATCGCTGATCTTTTTGGATTTAGTAAATTAGCTGCAGCTGAACCAGATCAAAAAGAATTTAATAATCAATTTAGTGTAACACAGGAGCCACAGTTTCAATTTAGGGATGTTCCTGAAGTGCCTGGCACAAACGTAATGACAGGTTCTGTCATGGAAAATATAATAGATACTCCTACTAGAGAGTTTGGAGAAATGTTAGTAGGCAGAAATGACCAAGCTATTTTTGGAAATTCTATTGGTCAAAGATTTAATGTAGAAAATAATCCTGAATTATTTTTTAATACAGCAGAAGGAAAAGCTAAGGCTGAAGAAGACGAAGATTTTCTTGATTATCTTCAAGATATAAGTGGTGGAATTGTTGACTTTGGAAAAGATCTTGCAGGTAGATCAATTTTATCTAAAGCTTTAGCTGGGGCAGGCACTATGACTGGAGGACCACTAGTGGGACTGGGCGGTGGAATAATAGGACTATTAAAAGGTGGAGATTTATTTAATACAAACACTTTATCGAAAAGAAGGTTTGATGCTATGACACCTGGTCAAAAAGCTTATACATCTAGTCTATATGCTCCAGGTGGATTGTTGGAGGGATACAATCAAGTATCTGCTTTTGGTCAAGGAGCGCTTGGAACTTTAAGCAATAGATTAGATACAATTCAAAACACTTTAGCTAAACAAGGAGCAAATAAATCACCAACTCTTATAGAAAGAGAAAAACAAATTAAAGCTGCTATTGACAAATCTATTAACATAGGTGAAAGCGAAGCTTTAGGAGATAAAAATAGAAGTGTAACTTATGGAAGTCAAGGTCCTGTAAGAACTGATATTGATCTTGCAGATGGTGGAGCTGAAACAGGTGGAGGTGGTAAAATAGTTTGTACAATGATGAACAAATCCTATGGTTTTGGAAGCTTTAGAAATAAAATTTGGTTAAGACAATCAAAAGACTTAGCACCTGAATATCAAAAAGGCTATCACATATTATTCTTGCCACTTGTAAAAATAGCAAAAACAAACAAGACTATTAAAAAAGTTTTAGAACACATAGCTGTTCATAGAACCATAGATATTAGACAAGAGTCTAGAGGTAAAACACATATGTTAGGTAGAATATATAGAAAAATATTAGAACCAATATGTTACTGGGTAGGTAAATATGCCAAACGGTAAACCACCAAAGACAACCGGCGAACATTTAGTATCTCTCTACGGATACGTACAGGGATTTAAAAGACAAATAGATCATCTACATCAAGACTTAAGTAAATTAGAAAGAAAAACGGACACTGTAATATATTGGATTGTTGGTGGTGCGTTCACAACTATACTCACGCTTGTAGGTTTATTTAATTTGTTTATGAATTAAATCCAAGCCTTTAATTCTTCACCCATAATCTCTGTAGCTATATTAACTTTATTACGAAGTGATTTTACAATCTTATCATCAATTGTATCTTCAGCCATAATATCAATATAAGTCATGGGTTTTTCTTGACCGATACGATCTATTCTAGCTTCTGATTGCATTCTTTTCTCAAGGTCATAACCATTAGAATAATAAATCATTGTTGATGCACCCGTAAGTGTAATACCATAACCACCTGTTTGTGGCGTGCCAATTATAAATCTAACTGGTGATTCTTTGTCTTGTATTTTTTTAATTGCTCTCTGTCTGTCATCTGTTGATGTATCACCAAAGTATGTAACAACCGTATTTTGACCATATTTTTTTGATATAGCCTCTACAATTTTTTCTATATCATGTCTGTAGTGAGCCCATATTACAGCTTTGCCCTCTACTTCATCTAATATATCCATGAGTTGTGTTATACGATTGTTTTTAAGATCTTGCACTGTGCCATCGTTTGACTTGAAATGACCGCAAGTTATCTGATGTAATCGCATAAGTTGTGTAATCACAGTTGCAGATGTAACCATTTTACCATTTAAAAATGCAATGGCTTCTTGTTTCATTTGTTTATAAACTTTCTTTTGTTCATCTGTAAGTTCTACAGTTCTTTTCATATATGTTTTTTTAGGTAAATCTAGACAATCATCTTTTAATACACGATAAGAAAAAGGTTTTAGTTTTTCTGATAACTCAGCTAGATTCCTATAACCAACTACGATTTCAACTTGTCTACCAGATACGTTTATTTTTCTACACACAGCGTATCTAGTTCTAAATACATAATACGATGATTGATCTAATAGATAAGGATCTAAAAAATAACATTGTGTAAATAAATCTAAAGGTGATTTTGTAACTGGAGAACCTGTAAGTATTCTTCTGTATTTTGTAAGAGGTCTTAGAGATACAATATTTTTAGTACGTTTAGCTGCAGGATTTTTTATGGTAGTAGACTCATCTATACCCATTAATGCTTTGTGGCTATTTAAAAATTTTTCCGCAAACTGCATACCTTTTTTAGTAGAGAATGCTTCTACATTCATAATTAATATGTGAAGCTCTGCACCAGTTTTAAACAAAGGTTGTAGATCTTTTGCTTTTGGATCTGTTCTCCATAAACCAACTCTTTTTTCAATATAATCAGGCATATGATTTGGTATTTCACTATCAAACCAGTTCTTATAAACACCTTTTGGTGCAACAATTAAAGCGCCATTTATTTTACCAGCGTTATAAAGCATGGCAATATTGTCAATTAATACTTTAGATTTACCCGTACCCATCTCCATAAAGTACGCAAAAACTTCTTTATCCCATGACATTTCAAGGGCTTTTTTCTGATGAGCAAAAGGCTTGCTTTTATATTTGTAATGCATAATATATTTTAACTTTCTATTGGAAGCATATATATTATGTGTTAAACAATGTCAAGAAGGATATATTACTAATGGCAACAGTCTTTGTTATACAAGACATACCAGGATCTAAAATAGGTGCACCTAAAATTAATATTATAGGAGCAACAGAATTTGGTAATTTAAAAGTATTATTACCAGAAAACTCACAGATCATTTTGAGTCCGGCATATGTAATACAAACTTTACGAAAAAAATTACAAGAATATAAAAAAGAAGACTATTTACTACTTACGGGTGATCCTGCCATAATTGGTGTAGCCTGTTCTATAGTATCTGACATTACAAATGGTAAATACAACCTGTTAAAATGGGATAAACAAGAAAGAAAATATTATCCCGTAGAAATAGATTTATATAAGACTTGACAATAATATAAAAACCTATATATAGAAAGGTGAGAAAGTTATGACAAAAATAAATTTTGAAAACGATAGAATGCAATCGGTGGAGCAAATAGATTCCGCTAAACGATTATCCGACAAAGTGTTGGAGTTAAAAGATTTAGAAGATGAAATTGCAAATGCAGAAGAGTCTCTTAAAAAATTAAAAGAAAAAGCAAAAGTAGTTTCATCTGTAGAAATACCTGCAATGATGGATGATATGCAGATTACAAAATTAAAGCTGAAAGATGGCGAGTCAGTAGAAATTAAAAAAATCTACGGCGCTTCTATTCCGAAAGATCAACAGGAAGCAGCTTTTACATGGCTTCGTAACAACGGTCTAGGTGATGTTATTAAAAATGACATTACCGTTACCTTTGGTCGTGGCGAAGACAACAAGGCGGCAGCATATGCTGACCTTGCAAAGGGTCAAGGGTTTGAGCCAGTTCAAAAGATTGGTGTAAACCCTATGACTCTTAAAGCTCTAGTAAGAGAGCGTCTTGAAAATGGTCAAGAAGTTCCAACTGAGCTATTTAAACCGTTTGAGGGTAACCAAACAAAAATAACAAGGAGAAACTAGAAATGAGTGACGCGAAACAAGTAGCAACTAAAAAAGAAAACTTGCCCTCAGCTTCGTTATTCGAAGCAGATGCGCAAATGGGTTTTGAGAATGTGAAGACAGAGAGTCTGGCTCCACCTATCTTAAAACTATTACAGAATGGATCAGCAGAAGCACAGAAGCGTAATCAAAATTATGTTGAAGGTGCAGAGCCTGGTATGTTCTTAAACACTGTTACGAAACAGTTATATGATGGTGATAAAGGAATACATGTTATTCCATGTCATTATAAATTAGAATACCAAGAATGGGCAGATTATGGAACAGGTTCAGGTAGACCTGAAATGATTTATCCAGATACTTCGGATATTTTAGAAAAAACTACAAAGGGACCAGATGGTAAAGATAGATTACAGAATGGTAATTATATTTTAACTGTTGGTCAACACTTTGTAATTATTATAGGTGACAGAGGTTCTGAAACTGCAATGATATCGATGAGTTCATCTCAAGGTAAAATTAGCAGGAAATGGAACTCCATGATGAAGTCAATTAGTTTTGATGGTAAGAATGGTCCTTATACACCACCATCGTTTAGCCACATATATAAATTATCTTCTGTATTAAATACAGGAAAAGGTAATCAATGGTATGGCTACAACGTTGAAAAAGTTAAAGTGCTAGAAGATACTAAGATGTATGAACGAGCGAAGAAGTTCTACGAAGGTATCAAGAATAAAGCATAAATGATTTTGGGGGTTGTGATCCATAACTCCACACCCCCCGAAACACAAAGTGGTGATGTCAGACGTAGATAAATTTATAAATATATTTGAAGGTTCGTATAGTGCATACGGTCAAACTAGAAAGACAGAAGAGTTTGATGAAAGAGGAAAGCACAAAACAAAATCTTTTATAATTAAAAAAACTCCAACTAAACAAATGTTTACAGATCATTTGTTAGGTAAAGATCCTGCCCTTGGTATTATACCTATAAACGAAGCAAACAAATGTAAGTGGGCATGCATAGATATTGATGTATACAATGGTTTTGATCATAAAGAATTAATTAAAAAAATAAGACAACATAAATTTCCTTTATTAGTATGTCGATCTAAATCAGGTGGTGCTCACGTATTTTTATTTACAGATAACTTTGCGCCTGCAGCATTATTTAGAAGTAAATTAAAAGATATGGCAGCTAGATTAGGATATGCTAATGCAGAGATATTTCCTAAACAAAACAAAGTAGACATGTCAAAGGGTGGCACAGGTAGTTTCTTAAACTTGCCTTATCACAATGCATTGTTGTCTGTTAGATACGGAGTTAAAGATGATGGGTCAGCAATGGATATATATCAATTTTTTGAAGCGCATAGTAAAGTAAAACTAACTGAAGATCAACTCTCTAAATTGTCTTTTGAAGAAGATAAAGTTGTTGACAATCTACTCAAAGGTGCTCCACCATGTTTGGTTACGATCGCAAAACAAGGAATACCAAACGGTCAAAGAAATAACGCCATGTATAATTTTGGTGTTTACACAAAAAAAAGATTCCCTGATAAATGGCAAATAGAAATATTTAAATACAACGAAGCTTATTGTGAACCACCGCTAGATAAAAAAGAAATAGATACATTAATTAAATCAATAGACGGTAAAGAGTATAATTATAAATGTAAAGATGAACCTATTGCATCTTATTGCAATTCTAAAAAATGTGTGTTGCAAGAGTTTGGTGTGGGTGATAACGGCCCTGAAATAGAAATAAAAGAGATACAGAAGTATGATTCTGATCCACCACTATATTATGTAACTGTAGGTGAAGAAGTCGTAGAAGTAGACTCTCAAGATTTACATGAACCAGATAGATTCTCATTAAAATGTTTAGAACAGATAAATCAAACAATGCCACCTATCGGTAAATTAGTTTGGAGAAAATTAATAAATAAATTATTAAAAGATACAATACCTATTGAAGCACCAGAGTCCACAAAGATACATATACAATTAAAAGAATTATTAGCAGATTATATTAACAAGATACCAGGTAAAGATTGGAAAGATATATTACGTGGCCTGTCTTACACTGAAGAGGGTGTAAGCTATTTTAAATTTAAAGACTTCTGGAAATATTTAGTTAGAACAAAACTATGGCCAGATAAACAATACTCAAAACAAAAGACAGCTAGAATGTTAGAAACAATGTTTGATGCAGAAGAAATACCAGGCAAGATAAATAACAAGAGTGTTAGATATATGTCTCTTAAAACTGTGAACCTAGACAAACCAAAGATAAGAAAAGAAAAAATGAAGGAGCCACCTTTTGCATAGAATAATTATACCAGGTCCGCCTGGCACAGGTAAAACACATCGATTGATGCACTACCTTGATGAAGAATTAAAAAAGACAGATCCAGAAAAGATAGCATACATAGCTTTTAGTAATGCAGCAGTAGACGTAGCTAGAGAAAGAATAAAAAATGATAAAGTTTATATTAGCACTATGCATTCTATGGGCACACAAGAATGTGGAATCAATACAAAGACACAATTATTAAAAGGAGACAAATGGAAAAGCTTCAAAAATTTTTCACGTCCCTGTTCTAATCTATCATTCGAATCTCGTATTAATGTAAACGGATATGTTGAACATGTAAATCCACATATGAAAATTATAGAATATGCTAGAAATAAACAAATAAGTTTAGAGAGAGCAGCTGTAGAATTAGATATGTACTACACCGTAGACATATGGTTAACCGAACAAATCAAAGCAGACTTAGACACATACAAAGAACATACAGGTATGATTGAGTATGCTGATATGATTTCCAAGTTTGTCGAGGGAGACAAGTGTCCACCACTACACTCTGTTTTCCTCGATGAAGCCCAGGATCTAAGTCCTTTGCAATGGAAAATGTTTTTTTACATAGAGAGTAAGTGTGCTCGATCTTTCATTGCAGGGGACGATGATCAAACTATCTATACATTTCAGGGCGCAGATCCAAACGTATTTATTAATTTAAAAGGTGAGATGGATCCACAGATACAATCTCGTAGAGTTCCAAGAGCAATACATAAATTGGCTAGCTCAATCTTTCCTCACATGAGAAAACGATTAACAAAAAAATGGCTGCCAAGGGATGAAGAAGGTGAGGTACATACTAACGTATACTTTGATGAGATAGATTTTTCTAAAGGTCAGTGGCTTATATTGACTCGAACAAATAAAATGTTAGAAAGGTTACGTGAACATTTATACAGAATGAACTATAGATTTGAATCTAGAGCACAAGAACTATTACCAAACAAAATGTTAAATGCATATAAAGTATGGAAACGTTTAAATGATGGTGCTTATGTAAACAAAGAAGATGTAAAAGATCTTTGGGATTTTCTTACAGTAAAAGATGGACATCTAGAAAGAGGATTTGCTGGTGGTAAAACGCTAGGAGATATTACATCAATAAATTTAGAGGGACTAAAAGCTGAACACGGGTTGCGAGCGTCGGGGAGCTGGGAAACATTAAAATTTCCAGAAGACAGTAAACTCTATATCAAAAAACTATTAGAATCAGGTGATGATTTAATGAAACCTGCGAGAATAAAATTATCTACAATACATGCTGTAAAAGGAGAAGAACGAGACAACGTTGTTTTATTTACAGACATAGAAAGAATAATTTATGAGTCAGCAAAAAAAGATGCTGATCCAGAACATCGTACATTTTTTGTAGGTATAACACGAGCAAAAGAAAAATTATTTATAACTAATCAAGGTTATGAATATCAATATAACATAGGAGCACCAATAATATGACAGATATAAATATGTTTGAAGAAATGATGGATGAAAAGAAACCACACTACAAGCAAGTGGGTGGATCCCATTACATGTATTTTGACATACAGCCATACGAGTTTATTTCAAAAAATAACCTCTCGTTTTTTCAGGGCTGTGTTATAAAGTACGTTTGCAGATACATGCACAAGAATGGAGTCGAAGATCTCGATAAAATCATTCACTATTGTCAATTAGAGAAAAAGAAGTTAAAAGATACTAAGAAGAAAAAGAAATAATGTTTACAGTTCAAACTGAATGGGATTGTCCAGAAGAGTTTCCTGATTTATCAGGTGCAAGATATATTGCAATCGACTTAGAAACAAAGGACTTAGATTTAAAAGCCAGAGGATCTGGTGCTATACAAGGTAGAGGTGAGATTGTAGGTATAGCTGTAGCTGTAGAGGGTTGGCGAGGATATTATCCTATCGCACACGAAGGTGGTGGTAATTTAGATAGAAGATTAGTTTTAGAGTGGTTTAAAAAAGTTTGTGCAACAGACTCTATCAAAATATTTCATAACGCGATGTATGATGTTTGTTGGATAAAAGCATACGGCATACCTATCAACGGACATATTATGGATACTATGTTGATGGCATCTTTGATTGATGAGAATAGATTGTGGTATACACTTAACAGTATTTCATTTGATTATCTACGAGAAGTAAAAGACGAGAAAACTTTGAAAGAAGCTGCAGACTCTTGGGGCATAGATCCTAAATCTGAGTTATACAAATTACCTGCAATGTATGTTGGAAGTTATGCAGAACAAGATGCAGAACTTACATTAGAATTATTTAAAACATTATCAAGAGAGATACAGAAGAATAATTTAGTAGAGATATTTGATTTAGAAACACAGTTGTTTCCATGTTTAATTGATATGAAATTTAAAGGCGTTCGTGTCGACGTAGAACGTGCTCATAAATTGAAGAAGCAGTTATCACAAAAGGAAGAAGAACTCCTATTGTCAGTAAAAAAAGAAACAGGAATAGATGTTCAAATATGGGCAGCAAGATCGATAGCCAAAGTGTTTGATAAACTTTCCTTATCCTACGCCACCACCGCGAAAACTGGGTCACCTTCATTTACAAAAAATTTCCTTTCCACACATAATAATCCTGTAGTCAAAAGTATAGCAAAGGCTAGAGAGATAAACAAGGCACACACAACTTTTATAGATACGATAATAAAACATAACCATAGAGGTAGAATACACGCAGATATAAACCCTATTAGATCTGATCAAGGTGGAACAGTCACAGGTAGATTTAGTTATTCAAATCCTAACCTACAACAAATACCTGCAAGAAATAAAGATCTAGGTCCAATGATTAGATCTTTGTTTATACCAGAAGAGAAACATAAATGGGGTTGTTTTGATTATAGCCAACAAGAACCAAGACTTGTTGTGCATTTTGCAGCTACGACAGAACCAATATCTTACGATCAATCTGTAAAAGATATTGTAGAAAAATTTAAAGATAACGCAGTGGACTTTCATCAAACAGTTGCAGACATGGCAGACATATCTAGAACACAAGCCAAGACGATCAATTTGGGTCTTTTCTATGGTATGGGTAAAACAAAATTACAGGCAGAATTAGGATTAAATACAAAACAAGAAGCAGAAGATTTGTTTAATCAGTACCATGAAAGTGTGCCTTTCGTTAGGGATCTTATGAATTTTACATCAAGACGTGCTCAAACTGGATCTATTGGCACATTACTGGGACGTAGATGCAGATTTAATAAATGGGAACCAAATAAATTCGGTATGCATAAACCCATGGAACTTGAAGAAGCAGAAAGAACTTATGGAAGAAAAAACATACGAAGAGCTTTTACATACAAAGCATTAAATAAATTAATACAAGGATCTGCTGCAGACATGACAAAGAAAGCAATGTTAGATTTATACAGAGAGGGCATTATACCTCACATACAAATTCATGATGAGTTAGATATATCTGTAAAATCTG